ACTTTATGAAAAAGTATTGTATGATTCAACATCCGGTGAGAGGAAAAATTCCCTTTCACCTTTTTCCGTTTCAAGAAACTACTTTAACTGATTTCAAAGACCATAGATATAATATTATTCTTAAATCCAGACAAACTGGTATTTCAACCTTAACTGCTGGATTCTCACTTTGGAAAATGTTATTTAATGATGATTACAATGTATTGGTAATTGCAACTAAACAAGAGGTTGCTAAAAACTTAGTAACTAAAGTAAGAGTGATGAATCAGTATCTTCCAAGTTGGTTAAAGTTAACAACTGTTGAAGATAACAAACTATCCTTACGATATTCAAATGGTTCACAAATCAAAGCAACTTCAGCAGCAGGAGATGCGGGTCGTTCTGAAGCACTATCCTTATTGGTATTTGATGAGGCAGCATTTATCGATAAGATTGAAGAGATTTGGGTATCTGCACAATCTACTTTATCAACGGGTGGTTCTGCAATTATCCTTTCAACACCAAATGGTGTGGGTAACTTCTTCCACAAAACTTGGGTAGGTTCTGAAGATGGAACAAATGGGTTTAATAATATTAGATTACATTGGAGTGTACATCCAGAAAGAGACCAAAGTTGGAGAGATGAACAAGAAACACTATTAGGACCAAAGGGAGCAGCACAAGAATGTGATTGTGATTTTGTGTCTTCTGGTGATTCAGTAATTGACCCACAAGTTCTTCAATTCTATAAAGAAACTTATGTACAAGAACCTATTGAAAAGGGTGGGTTCGATGGAAACTTATGGAAATGGCAATTTCCCGATTATAATAAATCATATATAGTTGTAGCGGATGTTGCGAGAGGTGATTCATCGGATTACTCAGCAGCCCATGTTATTGATGTTGAAGCATCTGAACAAGTAGCTGAATATAGAGGTAAGTTAGATACCAAAGATTTTGGTAATTTCTTAGTATCTCTATCAACTGAATATAACAACGCATTGTTAGTAATTGAGAACGCTAATATTGGTTGGGCAACGATTCAACAAGTTATTGATAGAAACTATGGAAACCTTTATTATATGAGTAAGGATTTAAAGTATGTAGATACTGAACATCAACACTCAAATAGATATCGTTCTCAAGATAAAAGTATGGTTGCGGGATTCTCAACCACCTCAAGAACTCGACCTTTAATTGTTTCAAAGTTGGAAGAGTATATAAGGGAAAAATCAATCATCATTCGTTCAGTTAGAACTATTGATGAATTGTTCACATTTATATGGATGAATGGTAGAGCTGAAGCAATGAGAGGTTATAACGATGACCTTACAATGTCTTTGGCTATTTCACTTTGGGTGAGGGATACTGCTCTGAGATTGAGACAAGAAGGTATTGATTTAACCAAACAGGCAATCAATAGTATTTCATCATATACTTATAGTGGGGTGTATGGTGGAAACGATTCTGATGATAACCCTTGGCAGATGCAAATCGGAGATGATATCGAAGATTTATCTAAATGGTTATAAATTTAGTTTTTAATATTTATACAGTATATGTATAGTTTGAGTAATAATATTATATTGGAATGTAACGAAAGTAACCTTTCGGAGGCACTACAATATCATATAGATACTAACACACCTTTGGTGGAGAATGTATTTAGATATGGTTCAAAGGGTTATTTCGAACTATATAATGAGGCACGTTCTTTGTATAATGAAGGAAAACTGAACTCTATTGATGAGGATGATATTTGGTTATTAGAATCTGATTTAGGTAAGTGGGGAATTTATGAAGGAAAAAAAGTTCTTTTAGATTTTCCAATGGAGATTAATGAGGCAGAATATAATGGAAAGAAAGTAAATCTCAATAAACCACAAAGAAGTTCAGGTCCTAAGAAATATCAAGTTTATGTTAAGAACAAAAAAGGAAATGTAATTAAGGTAAACTTTGGTGATGCAAAGGGTGGATTATCTGCAAAGATTTCTGACAAGGATGCTAGAAAGGCATTTGCGGATAGACATAATTGTAGTGATAAAAAAGATAGAACCAAAGCTGGGTATTGGTCTTGTAACCTACCTCGTTATGGTAAATCTTTAGGTATTACTCAAGGTAATTTCTATTGGTAATGAATCCATATAAAGAAGTTATTGAGAGTGATGTTATTGTAAGAACTTTTTCAGAAGATGTAGAATCTGAAGAATTGGTTTGGCATAGAGATAAAAACGATAGAGTAGTTGAAGTTATTCAATCCAATGGATGGAAGTTTCAAATGGATAACGAACTACCTAAAACTTTGAAAAGTGGAAATGTAGTAGAAATACCAAAAGAAACTTTTCATAGAGTTATTAAGGGTGAGGGTGACCTCATAATTAAGATAAAAGAATAAAGGTTATAAAATAAGGAAACAAAATGGCAGAAGAGCAAAACAATAGTTCATTTTTTAATCGATTAACGAAACTCTTTTCTACTCAAGCAATCGTAAAGGTTGACAAGGATGGAAAGAGAAAAGTTGTTGATGTAGATGATAGACAGCAGGGTGGTACTAACTTAATGAATTTAAGAGATAGGTACACCAAACTACAAAGGTCTTTTTATGGAGACCAGATGGCAGCTCAATCGATGGCATACCATCAAGTTCGTAGAGAACTATTCAGAGATTATGATGCTATGGATAATGACCCAATTATCTCATCGGCATTAGATATATACGCAGATGAATGTACACTTAAAAACGAATTCGGTGAAGTTGTACAAATCAAATCAAAAAACGAAAAAGTAAAAGAAATATTAGAAAACCTTTTCTATGATATTTTGAATATAGAATTTAACCTATGGTCTTGGACAAGAAATATGGTTAAGTATGGTGATTTCTTTTTACTACAAGAAATTCAACCAGGTGTTGGTATTATAAATGTAAGACCACTTCCAGTTTACGAAACTGAAAGATTAGAGAATACTGACCCAACTAATACAAATTATATTAAGTTCAAAGTAAATCACGACCCAAATGGTAAAGGTGAGTATGAAAACTATGAGATTGTCCACTTCAGATTATTATCAGATACAAACTTCCTTCCTTACGGAAAGGCAATGATTGAGAATGGTAGAAGAATTTGGAAACAAGTTTCTTTGATGGAAGATGCAATGTTAATTCATAGAATTATGAGAGCACCGGATAAGAGAGTGTTCAAAATTGATATTGGTAACATTCCACCACAAGAAGTTGATAACTACATGCAAAGAATTATCAACAAAATGAAGAAAACTCCATTTGTTGACAAAAAGACTGGTGATTATAACTTAAAGTATAATGTTCAAAACCTAACTGAAGATTTCTTCTTACCTGTTAGGGGTGGTGATAGTGGTACTCAAATTGATTCATTGGGTGGTTTAGAATATACTGCTATCGATGATATTGATTACTTAAAGAACAAACTATTTGCAGCTCTCAAAATTCCAAAAGCATATTTGGGATATGATGAGAATGTAAATGGTAAAGCAACTCTTGCTGCAGAAGATGTGAGATTTGCAAGAACAATTGAAAGAATCCAAAGAACTCTTATTTCAGAGTTAACTAAATTAGCAGTAACTCACTTAGCTGCTCAAGGTATTGAAGGTGCTGAAATGGTAGATTTTGAATTAGATTTAGTAAATCCATCTACAATTTATGAGCAAGAAAAAGTAAATCTTTGGAGTGAGAAAGTTAGATTAGTTTCAGATATTCAGGGATTAAATATGGTATCTAAAGATTGGGCATACAAAAATATCTTTAACTTTAGTGATGATGAAGTTGGTTTCCAAAAAACTCAACTTATCAATGATTTAAAAGATAGATTTAGATATCGTTCAATTGAAGATGAGGGTAATGACCCAGCAATGGAGACAGACCCAACTGATGTAGAGGATGAATTGGAAGAATTAAAAACTGAATTAAAGAACAAAGGTGGTAGACCAAAAGAGGGAAACACCTATGGTAAAGATAAACATCCTTATGGGAGAGACCCATTGGGTAAAAAAGAAAATCAAAAAGCGTTAAAGAAAACTGAATCAAAAGTTAGTAAAACTACGCATAAAGTTGCTAGAGAATATGTAAACGGAGTTTCAGCAAAACGAAGGTTGATGAGTGAAAACGGAGACTTTTTAGATGACGCAAATTTGATTGATGAATAAAAATTTAGGAAATCAAAATTAACTTATATTTATATACGATGTATTGTATCGTATATTGATATATTATTATAGGATAAAAACACAATGAAGAGGGTAAAACATTCAAAATTTAAGAATACTGGTATTCTATTCGAACTTTTGGTGAGGCAAATCACTTTAGAAGTATTGAATGGTGATACTACTGAAAAAGCTAAAAAAATCGTAAGGGAATTTTTTAGCCCAAAAACAGAGTTAAACAAAGAGTTAAGATTGTACGAACTTCTTATGAAGGAAAAATATAGTTCAGAATCAAGAGCTGAAAAGTTTATTGATACTGTCAATGAAGCACACAATCGTATTGACCAAAAACAACTTCACAAAGAAAAATATAATCTTATCAAAAAGATTAACGAATCGTTCAATATGGATGAATTCCTTTCTTCACCTATTTCTAATTATAGAGTTTTGGCATCCATCTATAAGATTTTTGAATCTAAAAAGATGGATAACTATGATGTAAAAGATGTATTCAATTCAAAGATTACCCTCATTGAATCTATCACATCTAATCCATCTATCAAAACTCAAACAAAAAAAGATACATTAGTTGAAAATTATAAAAAACAAGATAAAGATTTAAGATTACTTACTTATAAAATTTTAGTAGAAACTTTTAACAAAAAGTATTCTAATTTAAATGAATCTCAAAAAGCTTTATTAAAAGAATATATCAATAACTTAACAAACACAACTGGATTTAAATCATATATACAAAAAGAAATTCCAAATATTGTGAATGAATTAAAATCAATCCAAAAAAATGTTAAAGATAAAGTAACTAAAATTAAGTTGACAGAAACTATTTCTGTTTTATCTAAAACTAAAATTGGTAAAGTTGTTTCTGATAATCATGTTTCATCTATAATGATGTCATACGAATTAATTAAAGAATTGAAAGCTAAGATATGAAGTTAAGGGAGTTAATTGAAGATTTAATTGCTGAAATTGAGCAAGATGAGTTAGATATTGAAGAGGCTACCACTACTGGTGATGTGGCTGGTTATAATACCCCTAATGCTTTCAAAGATACTGATGGTACTGATGAAGATGAAGAAAACGATGATAAATTTGTTGATACTATAAATAAAGCAAGTGGTTACAAAAGAGTTAGTGAAAATCGTTGGTTAGAATTAAAAAAAGATGAATCCACTCCAAAGCAAAAAATTGGTAGAGGGATTTCTAATGTAAACAAACAACTTTCTGAAATTGAAACATTCCTAAGATGGTATGGTAGAATTAAAAAAGAAAGTGATTTAAATTCTGACCAATATTGGAAAAGAACACAAAAGAATCTTTTTAAGATTAGAGAAAGATTAAACACTATTGTAACGCAGATTAGCAAATTATAAATTAGGATTGGCAATTATGAATATTACCAGAGAAACTATTAAAGACACACTCAGAGCCATTATGGCTGAAGAAACTGAGTATCAAACATTTTTCAAAAAAGCTTTAGAGAAAGCAGGGAAATCTATCCCATCAATGTCTGATGAGGAAAAGAAAGAATTTTTCAATAAGATTGATGCTGCTTGGAACGCTAAAGGAGAAAAGAATGAAGATTTAAAAGGTGACCAACATAAATTAGATGTTGATGGTGATGGTGAGATTGAAGCATCTGATTTAGCTGCTTTAAGAGCTGGTAAGAAAAAGGAAGAATCGGTAAACGAATCTGCAGGATGTGGATGTGGTTGTGGATGTGGTGGTTCTAAAATGAACGAAGAATTCAAATCAAAAGATTCCACTTTTGAAAAAGTATATGGTATCTTTGATAAAAGAGATTACTTTAATGCTAAAGGTTTAGCAAAAGTACAAATCGGAAACTTTGAAAGAGCACTACAAAAAAACGATAAAGGTGCACAGCAAATCTTAGATAAGTTCAAAGGTGATATGGATAAGGCAAAAGATTACATTATCCAAGTTATCACAGATAGAAAAAAGGAAGATGCGTTCAATCAATATAAAGCATTTAAAGTAGCAGTTGATTCAATCCAAAAAGGAAAACCTATATATGGAGCAGTTGATTTAGTAAAATCAAGAATTCATAACAACTCACAAAAATATACGATGGCTCTTTATAGTGCAATTCGTAATCAAAAATTTAATAAATGGAAAGATATCCATGCTGATGTTGATTCTTTAATTGGAGAATCGGTAAATGAAGCAAGATTGGGTAAAGTTGCAATGTTGAAAGATGTTGAAGCTGGTAGAACTTCATCAGTTGAAGGAGTTAAAATTTCTAAAGATTTAGCTTTTGAAATGAGAATGTTCTTACAAAGACCTATGTTATCAAGAAGTAGAACTGGTATTGCTATTGATAATTCACAAATGAAAGAAGCAATCCCTATGTTAGCAAAAGTTGGAATTCACAAAAGATTATCATCTGGTGTGAAAAAAGAATTTGCTGAGTTATTAAAGAAATATAAATAAGGATAACCGATATGAGAAACCTATTAATAGAAACAAACTTATTTGAAGGAAGGGTGAACGAAGATTCATCAGGAAGAACTATGGTTAAAGGTATCCTTCAAAGAGCAGGTGCAGAAAACCAAAATGGTAGAGTGTACCCAAAAAATATCTTAGAAAGAGAGATAAACAAATATCAACAACTAATCAAAGAAAGAAGAGCATTGGGTGAATTAGACCACCCAGATTCTTCAGTTATCAACTTAAAGAATGTATCACATAATATTAAAGAGGTACATTGGGAAGGTAACGATGTTGTAGGTACAGTTGAAATCTTACCTACTCCTTCTGGAAATATTCTAAAAGAATTATTAAGAGCTGGAATCCTATTAGGTATCTCATCAAGAGGTATGGGTTCTACTCAACCAATGAAAGATAACAAACTTTTAGTTGGTGAAGATTTTGAACTAATCGGTTGGGATTTTGTTTCCAACCCATCTACACATGGTGCATTTATGACTCCAATGAACGAATCGGTAATCAAACAAATTGGTACTGATGTTTGTGGAAATTTTTGTAAAGCACAAGATTTAATGAGAGAAATTATAACGGAGTTAGCATAATGAGTAAAAAGAATTTTGACATATACGATTATGTTCACAACAACAAATTTACTTTGAAAGTTGAGAACAAAGGAGGTACTAAAGTATCTAAAGGATATAATGATATTAGAAAAACTAACATCAACGAAGTAAAAATCGTAGATGGTAAATTTTCATTATCTGAATCATTAGAAGGTGAAAAAAAATTATCAAATGAAGTTAAGAAACACTTCTTAGAAATTATCTCAACTTATAAAGCATACCAAGAACAAATGAAAAGACAATCTGATATCGTTGAGGTAGCAGAAACTTTGGGTGGTATTGTTGAAGCAGCAAAAACATTAACTCTTTCAGAAAATGATGATTGGTTCGATAAAGTAACCATCAAAAGAAATATGAGTGAGTTGGATAAAATGGATAAAGCATTTGATAAGGTTGCAACTGAAGCAAGAGCTTTAGATGAAAGGTTACATGCATTATATGAAGATATGGGTAATATCTTAGGTAGATACTATGAGATTGCTGATATTGATATTAATATGGCAAACGAAAGATTAGGTAAAAAATAATACAATGATTAAACTAACTGATTTATTAGAAGCTGAGAAAGCATTCACCGCAACAAGCAAAGAAACTGGTAATGTATCAGTATTCAAAACCAAAGCAGCTAGAGATGCTGCTGTAAAAGCTGGTTCTCACGAAAAAAGAAAAACTGATAAAGATGATGCAGTAGATGTACCAACTGGAGAGAAGAAACCAAATATGTTCTCTAAAGATACTGGATACGATGCACCTGATGCAAAATCAGATGATACTCCAAAAGTAACTCCAAGAAAAGCAAACAAAGTATTAGTTAAGACTGTTGATAAATTCTCAGAAAGGTTAGGATTAACTCCTGATAAGTTAGGTAAGGAAGATTATGAAAAGAAAATGCTAACTTTGGTACATGATGCATTAGAAGATGCAAACTTCCATTCAGCAAACAGACAAATCTTCGCTGATTTATATGGTAAGCCGGAATTAGCAAAAAGACCTGATTACTCCGAAGCTCCTGAATTTGGAACACCTGAAAGAGATGAGTGGGAAGAAAAAAACTCTATCTATGGTAAAAGATTTGATTCAGCAACATCAAACTTTGATGATTCGGATGAAATGGTTGGGGCAATCACTTCACAAGCTTCTTGGGATGGACAACTTACTATTGATGCTATCTTAGATAAAATGAGAAGAGATGGTTCTAATGAATTAGCAGATAAAATCCAATCATCTTTTGATAAGGATATGGAAAATAATGAAGGTACAATTAAACTAACTGATTTATTAAAAGAAGGTAAATTCAAAAAAGAAGAAAGAGATTTAAAAAACATTGCAGGTACAGTAAAAATTGATTTTGAAGAAGCACTTGAAATGTTAGAAGAAGATGGTGTTTTGGAAGCAATGGAACATTTAGAAAACGCTATTGAAAGAATTCAATATGTTCATAAACAATTAAAAAGAAAATCATAAAGTAATACCATGCCTGCACAATCTCAACAACAACAAAAACTATTCGGATTAGCATTAGCATTCAAAAGAGGTGAAGTTCCTGCTTCAGAGGTTTCGGATGAAATAAAAGATATTGCTGATAGAATGAGTGAAAAAGAGATTGAAGATTTCGCAGCAACAAAACATAAAGGATTACCAAAGATGAAAGAACAACTTAGAAAAATCGTAAGAGAGATAATGAGAGAAAGAGCTATCTCTGAAATTGAACTATCTAAAGATGATATGGAAAAACTACACTCTGATGGTGAAGTTGAAGTTGATGGTGAGAAAGTAACCTTTGAAGAAGGTAAGAAAAGATTCAGACAGCAAGATGGTATTGGTAAAGCTAAATACACAATCTCTTACCACGATGGAAAACAAAAACACAAAGATGGTAGTGATTTCTTTGGAATCCAAATCTTCAAAAACAAAAAGGATTTAGAAACTTTCAGAAATGCACTTTTGAAAAAAGGATATATTGAAGAATCAGTAAACGAAGGTATTGAACCACAAATCAAAAAGATTGCTTACTTTACAGGTACAAGACCTGAAGCAGTTGAGGATTTTGTTTCTAAGTACGCATTGAATTTTACTAAACTTCTTAAATATGTTGAAAAGGGCGGATTACCCCAAAGAATGGAATTTGTTGCCGCACTTGCTGGTAGACCAAATAATCCTAAACAAAAGAAAATTATCAAAATGTTTAACGAATCAATTAACGAAGGATACTCTACTGAAGAGAAACGAATCGTAATGATGGCAGTTAGAAAACTTGCCAAATATAGAAATGTACCATTAGATTATGCAATTAATGATTTATTAGGTGCAGGAAAAGAACTCGAAAGAGATATCAAAAAAGGTAAAATTACAAAGTAACTACACCAATTCTATAAAAAACTTATAATTTTCTTTAGTTTTTTATTGTTTTATAAATTTTTATATATTTATTCGTATAATAACCCACGACTATGTGGGTTTCATTGGTTAATGAATACTAACTTTTAATGTTTAGTGACCGAACAACCAATTTACACTATTCTATATTGAGGTTCCTCAAATAACTTCAGCAAATTTTAAAAATAAAAAGTAAAATGGCAAATTCAAAATTGTTAAAAGAAGCAATTGCGGATGCTAAAGCTGTAAGAGAAACTGCAATCGCTAACGCTAAGATTGCACTTGAGGAAGCATTTACTCCAAGATTACAATCAATCCTATCAAAGAAGCTACAAGCTGAAATGGAAGGTGAAGAGGAAGAAATCGAAGAGGAATTAGATTCAAGTGATATTGGTAACGGTGATGAGGATTCTCCAGTTGAACCATCTGATGTTGCATCTGACGCACACACCGAACTTGGACCTGAATCTGAAGAAGAAACTGCAGAGGTAGGAGACGAGTTGGAAGAAGGTGAAGGTTCTGTTGAGGACCCAACTAACGCTGATGACGCTACAATTTCGGAAGAAGAAGAATCTGAAATCGAAGAAGAAGAATCTGAAGAAGAAATTTCTGAAGAGGAAGATGAAATCGAAGAAGAAGAATCTGAAGAAGAAATTGAAGAAGAAGAAGATGAGTTAGATTTGGAGTCTATCATTAGAGAACTTGAAATGGGTATGGAAGATGAAGAAGAAATTTCTGAAGAGGAAATGGATTCTGAAGAAGAAGTATCTGAAGAAGAACATGAGGATGAAGTATCCGAAGAAGATGAAATCGAAATGGATTCTGAAGAAGAAGCTGAAGAAGCTGAAGCTGAAGATGAAGATGAAGATGAAGATGAGGATGATGAAATCGACTTGGATGAAATTCTTAGAGAAATGGGATACGGCGAAGGTGAAGAAGAAATTGAAGAAGAAGAACACGAAGAAGAGGCTAATGAAGAGGTAGTTAGACTACAAACTGAATTAGAAGAAGCTCTTTCAACTGTTAAGACTCTACAATCTACCATCAACGAAGTAAACCTTCTTAACGCAAAATTATTATACGCTAATAGATTGTTCAGAGCTTATAACTTAAACAATGAGCAAAAATCTAAAGTTGTTGAAAACTTAGACAGAACATCATCTGTTAGAGAAGTAAAATTAGTTTACGCTACGTTAGCAGAATCAATGAATTTTACAGGAACTGAGAAGAGAACTAAGAAAGTTGTAGCTGAAGCTGCATCTAAACCAGTTGCTTCTACTGCACCTGCAAAAGAAATTATTTCTGAAAACACAAATGTATTAGCTGAAAGATTTAAACAATTAGCTAATATCAAATAATTTAACTAACATTAAAAAGGAAAAATAAAATGGCAAATTTTGATTTATCTAAACTAATGGAAGGCAAAAACCCTCAGTCAGTTATGTTGGCTGAAACTAGACAATTAAAGTCTAAGTGGGAAAATACAGGTCTTCTTGAAGGTTTAAATGAGAAAGAGCAAGGCGCAATGTCTGTTCTTTTAGAAAACCAAGCAAAACAATTGCTTGATGAAGCATCACAAACTGGTGTTGCTAATAACTCTGAAGAGTGGAGCGGTGTAGCTTTACCTTTAGTAAGAAGAATCTTTGGTGAGATTGCTTCTAAAGAATTCGTTAGTGTACAACCTATGAACTTACCTTCTGGACTTGTATTCTATCTTGATTTCAAATATGGTACTGCGCAAGGTGGTAACCCAGCATTCTCTGGAAAATCTCTTTTCGGTGGTGATGGTTCGGATGTAGGTTCAACTAATGTTGCTGAAAACGGTCTTTACGGAGATGGTAGATTCGGATACTCTGCAAATGATGTAACTGCTTCTATCGCTGTAGGTGATATCACATTCGCTTCAGCTTCTTGGGCAGAGGTAGGATTTGACGCTTCTTTATCACAATCAATTTCTGATGGTGAAATCGCTAAACTTACTTTCGCTGCTCCTGCAACTGCTGATTTAGATGGTGCTAACTCTTTCAACATCTCTGATGATGAAATCGTAACTACTATCAACCAATTCAACGGTGCTGCTGGTTCTAACTTAGTAATGTTCGTATCTGCATCTGCTGGATATGGTACATCTGCTGCAGATTTCGCTATCTTAACTTACTCAGTAGTTCCTGCTGATTACTCAAGAGGTGATTTCGAAGATGGAATGAACACTGGTAAAGTTGCTGGTTCTGGTACTTTCGGTACTGATATCGATATCCCAGAAGTTGACTTAGAATTGAAATCTGAAGCAATTGTTGCTAAGACTAGAAAGTTAAAGGCTGTGTGGACTCCTGAGTTGGCGCAAGACCTTAACGCTTACCACTCAATCGATGCTGAAGCTGAATTAACTTCTATGTTATCTGATTACATCTCATTAGAGATTGATTTAGAAATCTTAGATATGTTAAAGTCTAACGCATTGACTACTGAGTACTGGTCAGCTACAATCGGTGAGGAGTACAACTCTTCAACTGGTGTATGGTCTGCTGGAACTGCTGGTGTTGCATACCAAAAGAACACTTGGTTCCAAACTTTAGGTACTAAATTAAACAAAGTATCTAATAAGATTCACCAATTAACATTAAGAGGTGGAGCTAACTTTGTAGTAGCATCTCCTGATGTATGTACTATCTTAGAATCAATCCCTGGATTTACTGTTTCAGCTGATAAAGATGCAATGTCTTTCGCTGCTGGTGTAACTTCAGTAGGTGCGATTGCTAACAGATACACAGTTTACAAAAACCCTTATATGACTTCTAACGAAATCTTATTAGGATTTAGAGGAAGCAACTTCCTAGAAACTGGTGCTGTTTACGCTCCGTATGTACCACTTATTATGACTCCATTAGTGTATGACCCAACTAACTTCACTCCAAGAAGAGGTGTTATGACGAGATACGCTAAGAAGATGGTAAGACCTGAGTACTATGGTAAGATTTATGTTAAAGATTTAGCATCTATCTAATCTGAAGTAATTTAGGATTATAAATTAGAGGGGAGAGAAATCTTCCCTCTTTTTTTATGCTTCTTATAAAAACACTATTCTTATATTTCTTTATATTTATAGATACGATATTAAAAGAGAGGAATAATTTATGTCAGTAGAATACATATACCCTGGTTCATCATCATTTTCAGTAGGAGATACTCCATTCGGAACTTATGATTCTGATTCTGAGTTCCAAGCCGATGCTCCCAAAATAGCTAATTGGTGTGCAAAAAGATTAGGATATCCCATACAAAATGTGGAATTAGTTGATGAAAGTTTGTTTGCTTGTTTTGAAGAAGCTACTGCAGAGTATGCTGCACAAGTTAATCAATTCAACATTAGAAATAACTTAGATACATTAAAAGGAAATCCAACTGGTACAAATTATAGTGGAAAGTTGGTACAAGGTTCAAATCTACCTGATTTAGTAGCCATTTCAGATGCTTATGGTACATTAGCTGGTGTTGGTGGTAATACTGATATTAAAAGTGGTTCTATTGATTTGGTAGCGGGTAAACAAAATTACGATTTAGATATTTTATTTGCTAATGTAAGTGAAAGCGGAAACCGAATTGATGTAACAACAGTATTTCACGAAGCAACTCCAGCGGTAAATAGATTCTTTGACCCTTATTCGGTAAGTGGACAAGGTACTCTAAATTTAATTGATGAGTTTGGATTTGGTTCATTTTCACCGGCAGCACAATTTGTGTTAATGCCAATATTTGAAGATGTATTAAGAATGCAGGCAATTGAGTTTAATGATACTATTAGAAAATCAGCACACTCATTTAATATCGTAAATAATAAATTACAAATTTTTCCAATCCCAACAACTGCTGGTAAGTTATGGTTTGAATATTTTGTTAGAGATGAATTTATTCAAAACTCAACATCGGTAACATCTGATGTAGTATCGGATTACTCAAATGTTGGATATGATTTTATCCCATATACATCTATAAATGATGTGGGTAAACAATGGATTAGAAAATATTCACTTGCTCTTGCTAAAGAACTATTAGGAGCAATCAGAGAAAAATATAGTTCAGTACCTATTCCTGGTTCCGAAATATCGTTGGATGGAGCAGCATTACGAGCTGAAGCTCAAACTGAAAAAGATGCTTTGATTGAACAACTCAGAGAAAACTTAGAAGAGTTAAGTAGAAAAAATCAGTTTGAAATTAGAAATAACGAATCTAATTATCAGCAAGAAATGTTACGAAAAGTTCCATTAACGATATACACCGGATAAGATGCCAAGATTTGCATTAGATAGAGATATAAGATTCTTTGAATCAATTTCAAGAGAGTTGGTAGATGCTGTAATTGAAACTACGGTAGTTCTATTCAAACTTGCTATTGATGATATTTCAACAAACCTTTATGGTGAATCTCTAAATAAATCATATTATCAAGGTACAGAATGTACTGCAGTGATTGAAAGAGATGATTCTTCTATTTCTTACGAAGGATTTGGACCGGATAGTGGACAAAATGTAGAGTTCAGATTCAATCGTATTAAGTTAAAAGATAAAGGGTTCTATCCAGAAATCGGTGATATTATCATGCACAATGATGCATATTTTGAAATCGATAATGTAAGAGAGGACCAACTAATTGGTGGACAAAGTGGAGAGAAATTCTCAATCATTTGTTCAACATTTATGACAAGAAGAAGTACTATTCAAACTGAAATGAGAGTTATCTAATGAATAAGAAAGAAACAAATAGAGCATTACAAAGAGGTATCAAACCAGAATACACTAAAGGTGTAAAACTTTTAGATGTAGATACTACTATTGCAGAGTATATGGTGGATACTATCATTCCTGATGTAGAAGAACACAATAGTAAAGTTAAAGTTCCTCTACTTTACGGAAATGCTGAAAGATGGAATAATGCTCGAGCAAAAGGATATTTGAGAGACCAAAGGGGTAAGATTCAAATTCCTTTAGTAATGTTCAAAAGAAATTCCATCGAAAGAGATACAAACTTAGCACAATTTAAGGATATAAACACCTTACCAGCTTACAAAAAATATTCTTCTCAAAATAGATACGAAAGATTTTCATTACAAACTGGAGCAAAAAAAGCATTTGAACAATATGAAGTTTCGGTTCCTGATTATGTAACGGTAACTTATGAGGTAATGATTTGGACATCATTTACCGAACATATGAATAAGATTGTAGAAGCATTTCAATATGCTACTGATAGATATTGGGGTAAAGAAGATGGATTCAAATTTAGAACTCGTATTGATTCATTTGATAACCAACAAGAAGTGGGAGAAGGTTCAGAAAGAATCATTAGAACTTCTTTCACTATGGTAGTAAACGCTTATTTACTTCCTGAAACATATGATGAAAAACCAACTGTTAAAAAAACATTTACCCCTAAGAAAGTTGTATGGGGTGTTGAAACAGATTTAAGTGGATTAACATTTACTAATCCCAACATATATAATGAATATCAGAATGTTATAGATTTTGTAGCAATACGAAGTTCACAAAGAGCTGAATTAGTTAATGGTGGTGATGCCGTTACTGGTGATGGTGCTATTGTAAAAATAACAAATGTAAGAAAGCCGGTTTTACCAACTGAATTAATTGGTTCGTTTGATACATTAAATTGGTTTAGAGTTTACATAAATACTGAATTCAAACCGGCATCTACTTACACTTATTCTTTTAATGGAAGTACAAATGAAATATCATTTACTTTTAATGAAACTTTAGGATTTCAATTAGATGCAAATGATGAAGTGGATATTGTAGGTAAATTTGAACAACTATGAATATAAAGACACTAAAAAATATAATGAAGGAAGTTAACGAACCAAATGAATTCGTTATGGTTCCTCACGACTTAGTTCATCCTTTATATTGGATTTGGAAAGTAGAAAATTGTAGATTAAAAACTTTAGATAGTAGATTATCTACTAAACGAAAAGAACAAAATAGATTTGATGTATTTGTATGGGGTGGTTATATTGCACCTAGAGATTACGAATATAAACAAATTGGAAATGATTTTCATATCAAATTTATAAGAGCAAATTTTCCAACAACTATTGAAAATCCAAATGACCCAAATTATGGACAACCTTGGGCATTTGAAGTTACTGATGAAGTTAAAATCGAAGGAGATTTAGAAAGAGTAAGATAATGCCAACAAGACCAAAACCACATATAGATTTAGGTAGTATTACCAAAAAAAGAGATAGGTTATCTTTTAAAAACTTTGTATTGGAGGTAATTGATGATACATTCATTTTTGAAGTAATACCCACTTCAATTTCTTTAGATGGTGATAACTTTACATTGGTATTAAATGGATATAGATTTGTTTATGAGGATTTAGTTGTTGCGGATTCGAAAGATTATTTAGATGTATATTTATATGGAGTAAAGCAACCAAACGATAGGTATGGTGTTACATTTGATGATACATCAATAACCATAACATTTACGGAAAATATTACTCGAGTTCCTGCCGATGTGGTTAGAACTGATTTTGAAGTTAAAGGTAAAATTGCAGAGATTCTATAATAATGGCTAGATTAATACCACAAAAGCAGATTGAAGAAGTAAATATTTTTAGGGATAGTATATCCGTAGGTAATTCTGTCTTTATATCTGGTTCTCTTTTAGTTTCTCAATCAATCGATATTGGTAATGATTTAACCACACCACAAAGAATAACTGGTTCGGTTCAAATTACTGGTTCAATTAATATTGATGGTGATTTAACATTTGCTAGAGCAGAAAGTAGATTAGATGCAACCGCATCTTTTTCTGATGTATCGGTTGATACTCAAAGATTTGGTGGTATTCCAGTAGCAGAATTCGGAGGTAGTGATGCAACAGTTTATGTATCTGCTACTAGAGGTGATGATTCCAATGATGGACGTTCACCACAATTCCCAGTTAGAACAATTAAGAGAGCAGCTCAGATAGTAACTCCTGGTGATGATGGTAGATATGGTTTACCAACTGGTTCCAACTTTACTGGTTTTAGAATTGATGTACAAGCTGGTACTTACTTAGAAGATAATCCAGTTGAACTTCCAAGAAACACAACTGTTTGGGGAGCTGGTTTAAGGGTTACCAAAGTTGTTGCTAAGAATGAAAACGAAGATTTATTTTGGGTAAATAGTGGTAACTATTTAGCAGAGATGACTTTTGCTGGATTAAGAGTATTTCCATCAGTTGATGATTCCCAGAAAGGTTTTGCAATATCATTTGCTCCAAACGCATTTATTACAACATCTCCTTATGTTCAGAACTGTTCAATGATTTCCAATCAGGAAAACTCATTCTTAGAAGCATATGAGGATATTCCTGCTGGTGGTGGTGGATTGAATGTAGATGGTAATAGAATTCATCCTGATTCACCTCTTGCTTCAATGGTACTTGATGCATATACACAGGTTGCACCAAACGGTGTTGGTTGTCAAGTTGTAGGTAGAGGATTTATTCAGTTAGTATCGTTCTTCACAAACTTCTCTGCATATTCAGTAAAAGTAATTGATGGTGGGCAAGCAGTATTACTTAACTCCAACACTTCATTTGGTGATTTTGGTATGTATGCGTCTGGTTCTCGTTTCATCACTGGTAGTGGTGGTAATACTGAAGCATTTTTAAATGTACAAGATAATTACTCAATTATTGTTGATACAATTGAAAGGGGATTGGGTGAAATTCCTGATTTAGTTACAAATACTGAAGATGGTATTAAAGTAACTAATGAATTACAAAAATTCAATACAGGTGCACAAGCAAGTGATAAAGATGCAAAAACAGTTGTATCTGATTATAGATTAATATCTAATTTGATTGAAAGAGGAGTTGAAAATAAAATTCCTATTTTAGCCGTATCATCGGATAGAGGATATAATTCGGGTTCAGTATGGAATGTTAGTGGTGATAATCAAATAACTTCATCAACTACGGCATCTGAAGATGATTTAAGTACAATCAATACTAATTATGATATTGTTTTAGATATAATTGAAAGAGGTAATGCAGCTACATCATCATACATTTATGTAGATAATGTTAGTTCTTCAATTAAAATAAGTGATGTCGAGCAATACAAATCATCACCGGTATCTGATATTACGGAAGATACAATTGGTGAACGATTTGATACTATTATTTCCATCATAGAAAATGGTTTAGATTTTATTCCAGAAATAAAATTAAATACATCTCAATCGTTTAAGGTAACCGATACAACTCAATATATTACTGATTTATCTTCATCATTAAATGTTAGAGAAGCAGTAAGTTCTTCGTTATCTATTGTATATAATATTTTGGATAATGGAACAGGTTCAGCACCAGCAATTATTCAGAGTAGTTCAAACGAAAATCCAACGATTGATTATCAAAATGCTTACGCATTACTAATTGAAAACATTCCATTTATTCAAGAAGAAACGATTGCTTATTTGAGTTCGTCTTGGAGTGAGTTTGAATACAACCAAACTACTTGTAAGAGAGATGTTGGTTATATCGTAAGTGGTGCTGCGCATGATTTATTATATGGTGGTAATGAAGAATCGGTGAGAAATGGTAACTTCTATTACCTCTATCCATCGGATGCAACAACAACTCAAAAAGACCCAACCCTAACGGCAATCAAATATGTTGCTGGTATGGTTGATAATATATTATCAGATACAACTTTTGTAGAAACAACTGCTGAGGCTGATAATGCATACAGCTTATTGTTTGAAAATAAACGATTTATACAATCCGAATCTATTGCATATGTAAGTTCTTCTTGGAGTACATTTGAGTACAATGAAGCTAAGTGTGTAAGAGATTTGGGATACATCATAGATGCGGTAGCAACTGATATCAAATATGGTGGTAATGAGAGAAGTGTAATCGCTGGTAATTTCTATTACAAATACCCATCCCAGGCAACTGTAAATAATAGTACTGTTGGTGGACAATTAAATCAAACAATTGATGGTATTAAGTACGCTAAGAGGATAGCTCAGAAGTTAGCTAAAAACGAAACATTCGTAACTCAATCGGCATCTACACTTACTATCGCTGATACACTATTACAAAATCGTTCTCTAATTCAAGACGAAACGATTACATATATTAATACAACATATCCAAACTTCTCATATAACGAAGCAAAATGTAGAAGAGATACTGGATATATTTTGGATGGTGTGATTACCGATTTAAGATATGGTGGGGTGGAACGCTCTCAATTATCGGGTCTATACTACTACCTATATCCATCAATCGCAAACACAACTCAATTAGAAGAAACCTTAGAGGGTATCAGATATTCTAAAGGATTTGCATTGGAAGTTGCTCAATCTAATTTGATTGAAATACCAACCGCTAAACGAAATATTGAAAAACGAATTAAGGTTGGTGATGTGCAATACATAACATCATCGATTAGTGGTACTGAGTTTGAATCTAAGTATATTAGTGGTTCAATTGGAATCGTTGAAGATATCATTAGATTTGGTAATGATTCGGTATTAGCTTCAATTGCTGAAAATACTGGAAGTTTTAATTGGAGTATATCTTCACCAATAAATGTAAGTAGTGTACTTCCAATAACATCATCGGTAACTGAATCCGTTAACATACAAAATGTAAGTGATGGGTTTGATATTGTTACCTCAATCATAGCTGGTGGTGAATCTGTTATACCTCAACCAACATCTTCTTGGGAAGGTACAATTAAAGTAACTGATACTCCACAATACATTAGTAGTAGTTTATCATCAACATCTACCGAAGCAACTTTGGTTTCTCAATCAATTGCTATTGTGGCAAATATAGTACAAAATGGTGTTGATTCATTACCACCATTAACAGCTAGTATAGATGGGTTAATCAAAGTAACAAATCAACTTCAGAATACGGATTATAGTGGTTCTTTAACTGAGGCAACTAAAGTTAGTTCATCATTTGCTACTATAACAAATATTGTAGAAAATGGTGTAGGTGTGATTCCTACAATTGTATCAAATACAAACGAAAATATTAAGTTCTTTAACGATAGTGTTCAATACATATCTTCTTCGTTTAGTGGAAGTTTAGAGGATGTATCATTCATTTCATCTTCTATTTCTTATGTAACATCAATTATCGCAAATGGAACTGGCTCATATACTGCTAGTGAATATCCATCACAACCACTTTCATCATCAAATGCAATTGCGGCATACCAAATCCTAAGAAACAATATTGATTTCATCAAAGATGAAACAATTGCATATTTGAGTTCTTCTTGGAGTACCGCATCTTATGATGAAAGTAAATGTAGAAGAGATGTTGGTTTAATTATCTCAGGCGCCGCAGAAGATTTAATTTGGGGAACTGTATCATCTTCAATAGTAAATGGTAAGTTCTACTATGAATATCCTTCACAAGCACAAGGTGCACAATTAAATCAAACATTAGATGGTGTATTTTTCGCAAGTGAAGTAGCACAAAAACTTATTCAGAATATTGAGTTCGTAACCGCATCTGTTGAAAGAAGGGGAGCTTGGAACGCAATTACTGAAAATGAAGATTTCATTAAAGAAGAAATGATTCAATATCTATCTTCTTCTTGGAGTACTTTTGATTATAACGAAACAACTTGTAGAAGAGATGCTGGATATATTTTAGATGCAGTTAAAACTGATATCTACTATGGTGGTAATGAGAGAAGTGCTATTGCTGGTAACTTCTATTACCTATATCCATCGGCAGCAATTTTAAGTGGTAGTGCATCTCCAACACCTACAACACAATTAGTACCAACATTAGATGGATTGAGATATGCTGGTAGAATTACTGAAGCAGTTGTAACTGGTAGTTCATTCTCATTCCCATCTCAAGCAAAATTAGATGCTAAGAATGTTCTTCTTAATAACAAACAATTTGTACAAGATGAAACAATAGCATACCTATCTTCTTCTTGGAGTGAGTTCTCATACAACCAAACAACTTGTAAGAGAGATATAGGATTTATTATAGATGCTGCTGTAACTGATGTAGTTTATGGTGGTAATGAGAGAAGTAGAATCGCATCTAATTTCTACTATCGTTATCCATCTGCAGCAATTGTAGGTGGTGTTCCTTCAACAACTCAACAAAAAGACCCAACGGTTGATGGTATCAAATATGTGGGTGGTATTTCTGAGAAGATTGTATTGGGTGAAACATTCACATCAGCGGATAGCACTAAGATAACAATTAAAAACTCAATCATTGATAACAAATCAAATGTACAACAACAAACAATTGATTACATCAATGATACTTACCCAAATCTAAACTATAACAACGATAAGTGTTTTAGAGATGTTGGGTTCATCATAGATGCAGTTGTAACTGATTTAGTATATGGTGGAAATGGTAGAAGTGTTCAAGCTGGAGCATTCTATTATAGATTCCCATCACAAGCTACATTCTCACAATTAAGTGAAACGGTAGATGGTATCAACTTCGCTAGAGATTTAATTAAATTAGATTTAAGAGGAGCTAATTCAGTAGAGAATTCATTCGATACTGTAATTAAAATTATTGAAAGTGGTAGTTCTATTGTAACTGAAGAAACAATCGGAACAGGTTCAGCTCCAGTGCCTGAATCTCAAATAGGAGACCCAATTTCTACTATTGGAATTCCTAAAGATTCATATGGTGATGGTTTAGTAAAAACTGTAATTACTACTTCCATACCAACTTTTGAATTGACTGAAAACACAGATTCGGGTATTAAGTTTGGTAGTGATACACAAATTACAGGTTCTATAACTTCATCAGTTAGTGAATCATTAAAAGTATCATCTTCATTCTCAGATATTATTGATATCATTAAATATGGTACTTCTGGTAGTTTAAGTTTGAGTGGTTCTTTTGATACCTCAACTTACTACGAAGTTGTTACTCCAGAAACTGGTGATTATTATATTATCAATAGAGCTCAATTGGATGAGTTTGATGGTGTAAGAGCAGGTGGATATTTTAATACCGAAGAAAATACAGGTTCATTCTCAGATGGTATTAAAGACCCAACTTTAACATTGAAAAGGGGTGAAATGTACACCTTCTCAGTAAATGCTCTAAAATACGATTTAAATCCATTCTACATTAAAACTGCTAGAAAGCCAAATAAAGAAGCTCTTTATAATGAAGGTGTAACTAATAATGGTGTAAACTTTGGAACTTTAACATTTATCGTTCCACTAGAAGCACCGGATAGATTATATTATGTAAATGGTAATAATGTATCTGCTAGTGGTATTATCAATGTAGTTGATAATTTACCAATTTCGGATACTCAAAGATATATTGAAGTTCCATCTAAAGGATTTGTTGAAATAACTACTAACAATGTTGATAATATTAAGATATCAAATATATCTCAATATTCATCTTCATTCAGTGCTTCGGTTGATGAATCACATGAAATTAGTTCATCATTTGCAACTACAATAGAAATATTGAAAAATGGTGTAGATGATTTACCAACTATTGTTGAAAATACATCTGGTTCAATAAAAGTAACAAATACATCACAAATTACATCTTCAATAACACCATCTGAATATGAACTAAATAATGTAAGTTCATCATATGCAATTGTTATTGATGTTTTACAAAATGGAACAAGTTCTTTACCAACCGAAATATCAAATACATCAGCTAGTATAAAAGTAACTGATGTACCTCAATATATTTCATCTTCGGTAAGTGGTACATTAGAAAATGTTAATTTTATATCTTCATCGGTATCAATAGTTTATAACATAGTACAATTAGGTTCATCTGGTTCGTACACCGCTAGTTTATATGATACTGGTAGTGGAGTATCTACCGATGAATCAACGATAGCTGCATATCAAATTATTAGAAATAATATTCCATTTATTCAATCAGAAAGTTTAGCATACCTATCTTCGTCTTGGAGTACTGCTTCTTATGATGAAGTAAAATGTGGTAGAGATATTGGCTTAATAATATCTGGTGCGGCTGAAGATTTAATTTGGGGTACTGTATCATCATCAGTTGTAAATGGTAGGTTCTATTTAGAATATCCATCTCAAGCTGAAACATCTCAATTAAATCAAACATTGGATGGTATTGAATATGCTAGTAAACTTACTCAAAAATTAATTCAAAATATTCAATTTGTAACTGCTTCAAATGAAGCATCTGCATCACATCAATTATTGTTAGATAATAAGGTATTAATTCAAAATGAAACAATTGAATACATATCATCATCTTGGAGTGATTTTGTTTACTCAGATATATTATGTAGAAGAGATATTGGACATATTGTAGATGCTGCAGCAACTGATATTCTTTATGGTGGTAATGAACGTTCTGTACAAGCGGCATCTTTCTATTACAGTAATCCATCCGCAGCAACTGGTTCACAATTGAATCAAACTGTTGATGCGATTAATTACGCTAGAAGAATATCTAATAAAATACTTCAAAATCAAGTTTTAGAATTACCTGAATTACAAACTTTAGGAGTAGCAGAATTAATCTCTGAAAATAAAAGTTTAATTCAAGAAGAAACTATTCAATTCCTTTCTTCTTCTTGGAGTACATTTGAATACAATGAAGCTAAATGTAGAAGAGATACTGGATACATTATAGATGCGGTTGTAACCGACTTCGTATATGGTGGTAATGAAAGAGCAGTAAATGCTGGAGAATTCTATTACCTATACCCATCAGATGCAACTGGTTCACAATTAACACAAACTGTTGATGGAATCACTTACGCACAACGATTGACAAATAAATTAATTAATAATATAACTTTAGTAACTTCATCATTAGAAAGAAGAGCAACTAAAGATTTATTAATGGATAACAAAGGATTGATTCAAAATGAAGTTATCCACTTTATAAGTTCTTCTTGGAGTACATTTGAATATAATGAATCTAAGTGTAAGAGAGATGTTGGGTATATCATAGATGCTATCGCTACTGATATTGTTTATGGTGGTAATGAAAGAAGTGTAGTGGCTGGTGAGTTCTATTATAGATATCCATCTGAGGCAACAACTACTCAATTAGACCAAACAATTACAGGTGTAAAACATGCAGCTGGATTATCAGAAAAAATTATTCAAAACACACTATTAGTAAATCCCGATAGTAACACATTAGAAGCTTACAATAGAATTAGAAATAATAAATTATTTATACAATCCGAAGTTATTGAGTTTGTTGATAACTTATATCCATACTTTACTTACAATAGAGTTAAGTGTAAGAGAGATGTTGGATTTATTTTAGATGCGGTAGCAACTGATTTATTATGGGGAGGCAATGAAAGAAGTATTATTGCTGGTGATTACTATTACAGATATCCATCACAGGCAACCACTTTCCAATTAAGAGAAACTATTGAGGGTATTAGATACGCTAAAGCTCTTACTAAGGATGTGATTCTAAACAAAGAGTTTGAAAGACCAAGAATTATCCTTAATAGTGAAAATCATATTAAGGTTGATGGTGTTCCACAATATAGTGGTTCAATGGCTATTAGTGGTAGTAATTTAACTGAAATTAGTTCTTCATTTGAAATTATTAACAATGTAATTTTAGGTGGATTAAATAACTTACCAACAGAACATAAGGGTATTGAATCATTAACTAAAGTAACAAACGCAATTCAAACAACTAACTCAGCTACTCAATCCGTATCTGATATTAGTTCATCATTCGCAATTGTGATTGATGTGATTCAAAATGGAGTTGGAAATATTCCAACGATTGTATCAAACACAAACAACAATATCAAAGTTGGAAATATTGAACAATACATTTCTTCATCTGCTAGTGGTAGTTTAGAAAATGTAAACTTTATTTCATCTTCTATTGATATTGTAACCGATATTATAACAAATGGTGTTGGTGGATATGTACCTACAAATTACACAACTTCATCTACCGATGAATCAACAATTGCGGCTTACCAAATCCTAAGAAATAACATTGATTTCATTCAGGAAGAAACAATAGCTTATTTATCATCTTCTTGGAGTGGATTTGTATATGATGAATCAAAATGTAGAAGAGATGTTGGATTGATTGTAAGTGGGGCAGCTGAAGATTTAATTTGGAATACTGATTCATCTTCAATTGTAAATGGTAAGTTCTATTTAGAATACCCATCTCAGGCAACAAGCTCACAATTAGACCAAACATTAGATGGTATTTTCTACGCTAGTAATTTAGCTCAGAAATTGATTCAGAATGTAACATTCTCATCGGCAGATTCTACTATTGTTGATTCTTATAACTCAATTGTAAATGAAAAAGCAACTATCCAATCTAAGGTAATTGCATACTTATCATCCTCATTCCCAACTCACCAATACAATGAAAGTAAGTGTAGTAGAGATGTGGGTTACATCATTGATGGTGTAGCAACTGACTTACTATATGGTGGTAATGAAAGAAGCGTTAAATCAGGAAATTACTATTACAAATATCCATCACAAGCAACTGGATATCAATTAGAAGAAACTGTTGCTGGTATTGAGTACGCACAAAGATTAACTGAGGTTGCATCTCAAAACAAAGGAACACAAATTGGAATTGTATCGGCAAGTATTGATATGATTAACGATATTATTAGATTAGGTTCTGATGATATTCCATTTACTATCGCTAAGCATTTCCAAACTTCTGAGTTAGATACTCCACAACAATTAACAACGGGTTCTTATACTCAAATAGCTGGACCTACATTAGATTCAGAATACAACAATGGTTCAATTATATCTTTAACTGGTGATGGTAGTGATTTCTTCAAAAAAGAAGTTACAGTCAATGGTGTAAGAATTGTTGTAGCCGGTGATGTTGGTGGACAAACTGCTGTACCTGATGCATTTACTGAGAAAGTTGCTCGTATGTTTGAAT